TTCACGCACCTTGAGAAAATCATCTGGATTCTCCAGAGTGCACTCCACCATGTTCTCTGTTCCTGTTGTCATTTTCCACTCCACCTTGATTCAGTTTATCTATGATATAAGCCAACTGATCCTCAGAGAGAATTCTTAGAGCATCTTTGGCTTTCTCATAACTAAATCCATAATACTCTTTAACCAGTTCAACATTCTGTAGTTTCTCTGGTTTCAGCCACTTACTATACCTTCGTTTCTTTCTAATATTATTTATAAGATAGTCAAACTGGAGGCGGCTGTCAAGGTGGTGGTTACGATTCATCTCATTTACTTGAAATATAGTGTCCATAAAGAAAGATAGACCACGATTTACGATAAATGCAGAATACTTCCTCTCATCTTGTGGAGTAAGCATCACATCTTCTTTGGTTTCGTTAATCGCTTTTAGGTAATCAAATGGACTCATAATACTATTATACCATATTAAAAGGTTTTGTCAAGGCCCTACTTAATAGCTAGGGCACCAACGAATGAGTGGTTTCTCCAAAATGGTTGAACTGTTCTGAACCCTGCAAAAGATACCATGAGCTCAAGTTCTTTCCATGTGTGAGGTTTCATGATGTTTCTAAGTGTTCTCTCCTTGTCCATGATGTCTTCTGTATCAAACGATTTTCGCTTGTAATCATAGTAGTTAAAGGTTATCATATCTTGTACCATGGCACTCTCACATATAGTCTTTTCTGCAAAAATGAAAGCACCGCCCTCATTCAATCCATGATAGATATTTTGAACTACCTTCTTTCTATCTTTCTTTGGCATGAATTGTAGAGTGAAAATGGAAGTAACCAGATTACAATTTGAAAACTGGAACTTACGAATGTCTTTCATTACAAATTCTACATTATTAAAACCCGCACTATTCAATTCTAGTCTGCGGTCTTTCAAATTTTGTACGAATCCATCCGCAACTTCAACTCCAAAATATTGTGCTGTAGGAGAATGGTCACTATTATACTCCATCATGGCCTGTGTATTTTTTCCTGTAGAACATCCAATATCAACTATATTAGTATCGTCTTCTACAAAATAACGTGAAAGACTAACTACGTCTTCCATTAGATTTGAGTAACCACGAATAGATTGTTCAATGTGATTATCGAATCCTTCTTGTCTGTGTGCAAAAGTAAAATCAGCCATTGGTCAACTCCTTATAAGGTTTTAGTACTTTCTTGTATATTGAATCTGCTATCGCTTTCATCATCAATGGTGGCACCATTCTACCCATACGTTCAGATCTTTGCTCCCACTTTCCTGTGAGTTTGAAATCTTCTGGTAACGACATGGCTCTGCGAGTTTCACATAATGCAAGTTTCCGCATTTCACTCCAATGGATACAACCACCAGAAGCCGTGATCGTGGGCGCTGGTTTGTGTCTTGAAATTCTTTTCATATTAAAGTGATGGCCTCTTAAATTATGATCACATCCAGTTAATACTTTGTCTGGATCAAGTTTCATCCTTGATGCAGTTTCAAAATGAGAACCTTTTGCAAAAGTTTCTGTTAACATTTTTATTTCTTCTTCATCATACACTAAGTCACTAAATGCATTTTCGCAAGTAACTGGATGACCTTCATCATTACTTGAGTGATTTTTCTGACCATCAAACTTTTTTGATGTTGTCGTTTTTGGAAATACACTATCAATATTATACCGAGATAATTTAATCGTATCAGCTACATCTCCACGAACTGCAATAAAAATAACTCTCTTTCTTGTTTGTGGTACTCCATAATGAGATGAGTCTAATAACTCAGGAGACGCATAATAACCAAAACTTTCAAACTCTGCTGTAATATGGGAATAGTATTTTTTTGCTTCACCCATTAATAAACCTGACACATTCTCAGCAACAATAACTTTAGGTTGAATGTCTTTTGCGACTCTGATAAACTCAAAAAATAAATCTTCAATATTTTCTACCTTCTTGCCATCAGAGTATTTTTTAGTTTTACCAAAACCGATAGAATGACCACCACCCTGTACTACAGAACCAGCCATAGAGAAAGCAGAACATGGTGGTGAACCATCTAGAAGATCAACTTCTCTTGCTCCAATATTAGCGGCATCCAAAAGTTCGTGTTCACCTTCTAAATGAAGTTCCTTTATATCATCTGGAAGTATAGGAGTATTTGGATAATTTTCATGATATGTATTTCTGGCTTCTTTCACAAATTCATTGATACATAAAATCTTACCACCCGCCAAACGATATCCTGTAGAAGAACCACCACCACCGGCGAAGGTAGATATCACATTGAACTTGTTTTGTGCTTCACCATCATACACATCTTGTAATGTATATTTTTGATAATCTGAAGAAGGTGTGGGTGGTATTGCAACATTTTTTAAAACTTCAAGTTGCCTAGTCTTAGAATTGTCTGGCATCTTTTTATCTCCATCCCATTTTTTGTCAGGATGTTCCTCTAAGTAAGATTTTCTAGTTACTACTTCAAAATCTTCAAGGCCTGGAAGTGCTGTGCTTTCTGTTTTCATATTTTAAACTCCTTTTTATACCAATCTTTTGAAACGTCCATCATACGTTTTCTATTGTTATAGTTGATCTTACTATTATTTAGCAGAGACTCAAAGAGCTTGTCTACGCCAGCACCCAAATGTAAATTCGTATGTTTTCTTATTTTCCCAAAGTTCAATAACTCTGGAAATGCATTTCTTATGTGGTGTTTCTGTTCGGGCTTGTTTAGCTGTTCCCAATCGAATCCATAAAAATAATCTTTAACTGTAGAATGTAGATATGGTGTTATGTGTTTTTTGTTATACTTCTCCACAAGTTTATTGTGCCACTTGAGTCCTGCCGAGTTGTCTGGTAGAAAATATATGTCTCTGGCTTCATCAAATGTTTTAATGTTGTGTGGATTCTTTTTAAAATATTCATGGTATCTTTTTTTACCTTTTTCACTACCATATCTCATTTGGGCTTTTTTACTTACACCGAAATAACCATCGGCACCCCAGCCAGTGAGAACATATTCTTCAGTAATATTTGGATATACATACAGGAATGGAAATACACATTCAAAGTGAGTTTTCTTTTTACATTTTAATTTGACAAGAGTGTGCCAATCTTCTTCTAGGTTATCTGTAGGAACTATTGTTGGTTTGAATGTCCAACCCATTTGCTCAGAAAACTTTTGAGCAGTTTTGAAATCGTAAGATTCATTTCCTTCAAGATGGAAACTATATGCTATAACTTTTATACCAACATTATATGCGGCAAGAGCCACTGAGAGGGAGTCTACACCCCCGCTCAACAGCACTGCACATTTTTTAGTTGGTATTTGTTCTCTGATTTGAGTTTCTAAAAGTTCTTTAATCATTAAGCAGCAATTGCCATCCTCTCTTCTTTATATTGAGTTACGGACATAGTTTTCATTTCTAAGTTGTACTTTTTGCGTACCATCGCCAAATTTGAATATACTGTTGGATTACCCAAACTGTGTGCATCGATATGTGCGGCATGAGCATCATCCCAAAGTAGAGGCTTTCCATCAATGACACAAAGAAAGTTTTGTTCAGTCAATTTTCGTTCTTTTTCAAGTTTTGTAAAAGCACGTTTCTTGTCTAATGGAAGTATTACAGATTCTACATCAAATTCCATCAACAACCATTTTACTGTCTGGATAGTTTTTTTGTCATCATCGGGGGCACCCAAATACTTAACGAATGCATCTTGAAGTGAAATAGCACGTTCTTCAAAATCTAAATCAAACTTACTATCTTCACTATTGGAGTCAGCATATTTACCTTTATTATCACAAAGAATTTCAAATGCCACTTTAAAAGTATTATAAAATTTATCATAATCTGTAATTTTGAAAGTCTTGTATGTATCTGAAAGATGGAACCAAATATAGGACAACATCTTGAACTCACGTTGATTAAGTTTAAGTCCCATACTGTTATTTCGTGCAACAGCCATTTTTAATAAAAAGTCTAAATGAGCTTTAGATTTGGCTTTCAGTTTGGAAAC